ATTGGTACACCCCACTTCCATCCAACCCACCACCAGATGTTGATGTGCTACCTACAGGAATCGTGTAGTAGTATTCTTTGAATCCTTGTGTATTCAAGGGACCATTTTCTGTTAACAACAACCAAGGACGATTGTTGAATAGTGTGACATCGGTGTCATTCAACAACTTTGCATACACCTTCACTGATGTACCTGATGGTAAATTGGCAGTCAAATAGACACGTAAATCATCAGCTTCCTGACCATCATCCAACACAACTTTACGTGAGATGTATTTGCTGTATGCACTACCAGTATTTGTTGTTTCATTGGTGACATCATTGTTTACATAGTTTCCTACGATGACACATGCCAACTTGCTGACATCGAACACGGGTGAGATGTTGGTGTTTGCTGTGGTGAATGAACTACGCAATTTAAATGTGTTTGCTATATTGGACGTAGAATAGGTCTTCAATTCAGAAGAAAGTTCCGTGGTGCCATTTGTGTTTAGCGAACTGTATGTGACTGGATCCACACCTGCAGTGGAATACATCTTGAATTCCCACACAATGTTTGTGTTGTTGAAGCCTAGATACCCCAACGTTGGAGAAATGGCATTGACTGTTTTGTTATTGATTGAACCCACTGTCGCCTTGACCGCATTGGACACAACAACATCATCACCCACTTGTGCATTGCCTGAGGTGATTGTCACTGTGATGATGTTGTTAACGACATCATAATATTTCACAACACCAGTACCATGAGTTGTTCCACTCAATTTAAATGCAACTGTGTCACCAATGGCAACCGCAGACACAATGTTACTTAATGTGATGAAATCAACTGCTACATTTTCAACAGTCAATTGTCCGGTTAGTGCGGTACTGAATTCACCTTGATACAATGTGAATTTAACATCTTCATTTTGCAATGGCGTCCATGTTCTGTTATTGGCTGACACGAACAACACACCTGAATATGGCTGTTTGTCAATACGTTGAGTGGTGCCTATTTGATTTTCACCAAGTTCCGACACCCACACTTCATAATTTGCATCATTACCTGCAGGCAAGAGAACAAAGCAATATTCCGTGTCATTTTTCAAATACACCGGTGATGCAAATTTAAATTCTGTTGGTGCTGTTGCATCACTTGAAATGTTCACATCTTTTGGATGCAATGTCACTGAACTGAATGGGACAACACTTTCGGCAGGATACCCATTACTCACTTCACGAATTTCCAATGTGATGGGTGATGTGGAAGATTTCGATTGGAAATACACATCCATCTTGGTCATTAAAACACCATTCGTGTTATTTCCCACAAAGAATGTTTGTGCAATGGGGTCTCGTGGTGGAGCAGGTTCAGCAGCCACCCCGCCAATAGTAGTCACAGTGGTGTTTACAATTCGTGAAATTGCAACATCTTGTGTTTGTGTTTGGCGTGTTTGTGTAATTTGTGGGACTTGTGTACTGATAATGGTGTTTTGTTCAGTTGTTGCCAATCCATTTGCTGTGAACGAAGCAATGGCATAGGTTTTTAAATTGGTTGCTGATGGATTGGTGCTACTATCACACAACACCAACGATTTTGTACCCACAGTGAATGTGTTGGCAGGAATTCTGAATTCTCCCGTGAAGTTACCAGATGCATCAATGAGTAAGCTGGCGTTGAATGCTCCACCAACAGGGCGACAATGTTGCGTGACATTGATGCCATCAAAGAACACATACACACGAGTGTTGGGTTTCATGCGTGTTGCAGAAATTGCAACAATTCTACTACGCATAAACGGAACCAACGAGGCAGATACCAATCGTGACCCTAAGCTGTTGGTAACTGTTTGATTTGTAACAGCGATGCCTGTACCAGTACGTTGTTGCCGTTGAGCAGTTGATGAGGTGGTTTCGTTGGTGATGGTGTTTGCAGTTGCTGTAGTTCTGGTGTCAACTGTGGTACCCTGCCAAATGGTTTCCCAATTAGCCCATTGTGTGCCCCAGGCATTACTCAATACTTCCCAGTTATCTGCTTGTCCATTCTGATTTATTTGTACTGCGGGAAGAACATTGGTATCCGTCCAAGTGTCGAGAGGAGGATTCAAGGTCATGGTTCCAACATAATTGAACAGCAATTGACTTACTGCATTTCGAGTCTTGGACGCATATGGATTTGTTGCAAAAATCTTGTGAACATACGGCAATGTCACCAAAGATCCATTGGATGGAGTGGAAACTAAATCTGGGCGAAGTGCTGTGGGAATATCTGCATCTGTGATATCTGTGTATGTGATGGTGCCAGAAATTACACCTGATGTAATTGTGTTATTGGTTGCAAATGTACCAGACACCGTTGTCAAGTATAAACGACTCCACTTGTAATTAGCGGCGGTTGCCAACACGATACTATGAAGAACCGTGCCTGTGGCACCTGAACTTGACGTTACTGTTGTGCCCACAGCAAACGTGGTGGATCCAGCAGTTTGTCGAACAATGATGCTGGCATCATCCGCCTTTCTGGCAATGTTGCTACCTGCACTGAATGTAAATTCAATGTTATCTAAATTGAAGAATGGTCGTAGTTGTCCGTCTGAAATGGAAACCTTGTATGCATCATCATACACATTCCCGATGTCATGCCCAGTGAATGAATCAACCAAAATACCATTTTTAAATCTGCTATCACCCGCCACATTGGAAATCAATAGATTGGCGGTATTCTGTTCAAGTAAAGACAACGAGGTGTAATATTCTAACCGATCAATGCGCCGATGAATATCACCGATGTCACGCATGGTGAATCTACGGTTATCCACCAATGTGATGCGGCAAGCATATTCCGATGTATTTTCTAGTTTAGCAAAATATGGAGACATTGAAGGATATGGCGCAACAAACACATATCCTAGCGTCATGCTGTTTTCCGGTTCACGAGGACGTACTGGTTCCAGACCTGGAACACCTCGGACCGCACTAAAGGTGCCTTCGGTGTTCACAACAATTCTATCAACACGGGGTAAGTGCGATGTTAAATCACTGATGAATTCTTCTGCTGCGGCGGGGTGAACAAACCCTGCCAAGAACGAAGTGTTTGTGGTTGCTGGATTTAAACTGGCCCCGGCAATAGTAACACTACTAGTTGCTGTGAGTGTCACTGTTGGACGGAAATCAATGCAATCTCGGAGATTGTATTTGGTGCCGTTAGTTGCCGTGAACGAAGGAATTTCATACCAATTGATTTGTGAAGCAGACGGCGATGCATTTTCTGCTGGCAATGGATATGAATCCACTGTGTAATAGGCGGAACTGGTGCCATGTTCAAAATACGTCAACTTCACAATCAATTTCTTGTTGGTGAAGGTTGATGTAGTGGTCATGGATGACAAGTCGTAATATCCATCCTTTTGTCCATCATTCAATGTGAAACTTGTTGTCACATCCGTCCATGTGTTTAATGCCGTGGGATCAGATGTCGGGTATGATTCTGTTGTGTTGGCTGACCACACATTCTCAATTTCATACACATCATAGTACCCCAGACCATATGTACCTGTTGCCCCAGTAGGATGTGATGCCGTATCAATTTTCACATACCGTGATTTCCGAAGTGTTTTGCTGTTTTCTGTGGGTGTGGTTTTTCGAACATTCACAAACACATCCACAGTGGGCGTTCCTGTGGTGGTTCCACTTAACGCAAAGTTTAACACGGAAGAACTGGTGTATGTGACCGAGGCAGGATTCAAGATTTGTCCGATTGCCTTGGTCCCTAAAGTTCCTCCTGTGAACGCAGAAGAAGCAACCACAATGATTTCTCTACTAATATCACTAGCACCTGGCAATGAGGTGAACGCCCATGATTCTCCGCCTGACACGGATGCCGTGAATGTTCCCGCATTTGCAACAGCAACACTAGATAATAATTTTCTATACACATAGCTGCCATCTGTCACTGTTTGTAAATTCTTGAACGGTGATTCGAAAATCGCAGGTGTAAAGCTGGAACTTTCCAATACAGCAGGTGCTGTCACAATATCGGCAAATGCATCAGCCCCAGGTCCATTGTAGTAGATGGACAACACACTACTGAAGCCACCAGAACTCATCACAACATCATACAAATACAATTTGTATTGTGCAGCTGAGGTGCCGACAGTTCCTGACACATATTCAATTGCTCGCACTCGTGCAGTACCAATTTCTGATCCTGGTGCTGATGTTGCTGAATGTGTGCCACTTGTAACAGCATTTGCTGCAGCAGTTCGTAATGATACCAGACTACCTACTGTGGTGGACCATACACCCGCCACATCATTCACAGTGACATAGCTACCATAGGCAGTTGTGATGGGCTGATTTTCGTTTGTTACCGTGTCAATGGCTTTATCTATTGACAAATATTCTGTGGCAAACAGTTCATGTTCATTGCCCTTCACATAGGCTTTGCCTGGTTCCACACCAACAACAATTTTACTGGCGTCTCCTTCCGCACCACTGTATCGACCATTATTGATACCATCATCCAAATGTTCACGGATAATCAATGGAAATGAACGAACCGTGTAATCACCTGATTCATCATAGGTGCGCCGAGCCAGTGTTTTGTTTAGTTCAGCATATTGTGTGGTGTTGTATCGACGCTTGATGACACCATCTTCTATTTCAAACAGAATATAGAATCCATCAGGTGCAGTAACACCAGCTTCCACTGAAGCCAGTTCTGTGCTCAGGGTGTACCGATCTGCACCTGGTGCCGTGTAGTTGTATGATCCTTGAGCAGGATCCAATAATGTTTCATCATCGTTGGATGAAATGATTTCTTCTTTTACGATGAATCCTACTTTTACACTTGGTGTTGTTGTGTATTTACCTAATACAATGGTTTGTGAATTGTGCAGTATGAAACTGCCATTGGCATACACGATACCATCATTCACTGAAAATAATGTGCCTTCACCAATGGGTGTTTCTCCTGCGTCAGCAACAATGAATGTGTCCGTTGTATTTTCAACAGTAAGCACTTCACCAATACCAAACGTGGTTAAAACGTTGCCAGCACCTGTAGCGGTATATTGAACGTATAAAGTTTTTAAATTGGGTGAATCTGTTTCTGCACCACTAACTGTTTTTTTAATGATGGCTTTTACACTGTTATTTCCCCCAACAATCACCTTGCCCTCAAAGGATGCCAACACAGTATCATCAATGGCGGATCCCACATTGGAAGTATCAAGAATTTTTATGAACGGGACTGAAAAATTTGAAGTTTCAGCACAGCCTAAAACAACTGTGCCATCTTTGAAAAGATGGTTTCCAAAACGCTTTATCTGTTCTTGAAGAACTGTTTGAATTTGAGTGAGTTCACGTGCCTGAACTGCATATCCAGGCTTAAACAGAATACGATGAAATCCTTTATCAGAATTGAAATCATCATAGTATGGAAATGTATTGAGATTTAAGTTTGCCATAGTCCCTAAAATGTGTTAGAAGCTAAAATAAAGTTTTATTTGTTCCACTTGCCCGACTTGTCTTGTGACTGGAGCAATGTTTCGAACATAAATGACATCGCCTGTTTTTGTTGATATTTCAGGCACATCAATTGATGTGATGCTCAATGCACCTACGCCGGTTGTCTCATTATTTAGAACACTTGATGCTGAGATGGAATCAATTATAGCTAGAAGAAATATTGTGGTTGCTGTTTTGTTCACAACCACATATTCTCCGCCGGTGTTGGTTAACACCACATCGTCAACACTGTATTGATTCACTGATGGTACTTCTACAACATAACATGCGTTTCCTGTGGATGCTGAGAAGATTTCAGTTTCATTGAAATTTTTAATATTTTTCACAAGCCCGATCTGTCGAAAATCATTATCAAGGAAAAAGTCCGACAGCACATCCTCGATATTTACAGAAATGGCAACAACTCGTGCAAATAG